AGTCGTCACGCTTGGCTCGCACGTCGATGCCGACGAGCTGCCTCATCGCTTCCTCGTACTGCTGCCGGTACTGCGCCATGACATCCGTCTCGCCCTTGAGGTAGGTGTAAGCCTCGACAAGCGAGCCGTAGAGCAGAACGGTTTCGGCGTTGTCTCCAAGCCACGACGTGCCCTCGTCGACGAGGGATGGCGGGTCGTAGTAGTATTGCAACTCTACCACGTAGCTTGCATCTGGCGTTGGGCCGAGGATGAAGTTGCCCTCCGTCGCACTGGTGTCGCCGTTGAACTGCGCATAGAATCGCGGCAGCCCGGTGGACCCGCTTGGGTATGCTTCACGGATAAAGCTCGGGTCTTTGTCGTACAAGAAGTGGTACGCACCAGCGCCGTCGACGACAGCAAATGAAAACACCGACAGCATGTCTGCGGGGCGAGCAACGTATGGGTTCGTTGCACTCGTGGTGGACGTCGCAACTTTACGGAGCTCGGGGAGCATGACAGTGCGATACACCCGCTGCTCCGTCTGGCGAACGAAGCGCGGAATGTTGGCCACGAACGTCGGTTCGCGGCTTTCGGTGTAGTCCTGTATCAGCTCCACGAGCTCGGCGTAGTTCATGGCTTACATTGCCTTGTATTTGCCGCCGCGAGTGGCCGCGCCCATGCCGCGGCACATGCCGCCCTTGGCCATCTTCTTTGGTGCAACAGCGTCACCGCGCTCGGCTTCAGGTGTCAAGTCCACCGGGCGGGCCCGGGGGCGCAGCGACGTGAGTGGGGCTGAGGTGGGACGCGCACGAGGACGAGTCCGCTTCTTCGTTGTCTCTTTGGCCATGTCAGTCTCCTGTGGCGACGGTTACGGTGCCGACGGCACCAGTGAGGTGAGTGAGCGGGTGGCCCACGGGGTTCCACCCGAAAAGGCCTGTAACCTGAGCTTGGTCTGTCTCCGGGCGCGGGTCCCGCAGTGATCTCGGATCAACGATACGCAGTCGACCCAAGAAGTTCTGTGGGTGATCTGGGTCGGCGACGTCTTTGCCAACCCGTAGCCCGGTGCGCTGGCCGTTCTTGTACTCATAGACAAGGTCGGAGAGCTTGTAGCGGAACCCCGTCCTGTCGCAGATGCCAAGCGCTTTGGTGCCTTTTGCGTACTGGGACATCAGAAGCCCCCCGGGTAGAACGGTGCGAAGAAGGTCGACGACTTATCGCGGTCCTCGTCAGCAGCCCGCTGGAACTGCTCCTCGTAAATCTGCTTGAGCACCAACGCACGGTTGGCCGCCTCGGGCCGCTTCGACGCGATCTCATATGCAAGCCCCGCGACAAGCGCCGGGATAAACCGGGGTGGGATCGCCGCGGAGCCACCGGCGCCAGAAGCCACACCGTCGATACCCCGCAACCGGTAAAAGAACAGCGTGTAGCTCTGGGCCGCGTCGGGCACCGGCCACAGCGTAGCGGTAACGCTAGACGCACCGCGCGTGACGTAAACCTGCGTCGGGCGCCCCTGCAGTGCCTTGTTGGTCTGCGTGGCGTAAGTGGAGACACTGATGCGCTCCAGCGCCGTGTCGATCTGGGCCTGCCCAGTGCCGGTGCGCAGTTGGTGCTCAATGAGGTCGATCGTGTCGTCAGGCATGGTGTATTCGGCCTGACCTGCGACCAGCGGCGTGGTGCCCGACGCAATCGTGAAGAGGTTCAGGCCACGGTTCTGCCATTCCAGCGCCAGCAGGTTGAGACTGCGCCGCGCTGTGCGCATGTCATAGCCCGAACGCATCTCGAGGCCGGCACGTTCATATGCCTCCTCGAAGAGTTCAGCGATGTCGGGTACGACGACGGCCATGTGTTACTTCCTGTGCCTCGCGGTCTTCTTCGCGATCTTCTTCGGTTGTGCCACAAATTGCTCGCCTTTGCGAGTCCCTTCTCGCTTGGCACGTGTTGTAGCGGCGTACTCGGCCGGGCTCAGGGCCTCTCGGGCCTTGGCCATGGGCTACTTCTTCCCGGACTTCTTCATGCACTTGCCCATGGCGCGGCACTTGGTGGGGTTCGGGCAGGATGCACAGGGCTTGAACTTCGGTGCAGGCTTCTTCATCGTGTTGCCTTTCAGCTGGCGGCCCATCTGGGCGCGGGAGATGGTCACTTCGTCCTCTTGGCGGGTTTGCGCTTACGCGCCACGCCCCGGAGCGTGCCTTTGTTCTCTGCGGCGTAGAATACACGTTCTCCGCGATCTTTGCCATACTGGCGTTTCATGGCGGCTTTGATCTTCTTACCTTTGGCTGTTAGGGGCATCAGCAGTTCCACGCACGTAGTGACAGCGCTTTGCGCGTCGGTTTGCCTTTTTTGTCCTTCATCGGGCCGGGCATACCGCCCATGCGGGCACAGAAACTCTTGCGGCGTGCCGCGTCTTTTTTGGTCTTCGGGTTCGGTGCCGGGGGCTTCAGGTTCATACCCTGCTTCTTGGCCGAGGCCCGCCCCTTGGCGTTCAATCCGCCCTTGGGGTTCTTGCCTTCCTTGCGCTGCCACGCTGGCGATTTAGCCATTGCACCCAGCCTCCAGAGCCGTCAGCAGTTTGTCCCCTTTGATGAGCGCATTGTCGTCGGGGGTGACGGCCAGCGCCCGGGCGAGGTCCTGCCGCAGCAGTGCGGTGCCATCGCAGATCGCTAGGCTACTTGAGCCCGGCCCGGTCACGCATCCGCTGACGAGCAGCATCGAGGTCAGTAGCAGCATTGGCGGCCTGAGCCTCGCGCATCCGCTTGAAAGTCTCGGCGTATTCCTGTGCATCGTCTGCCTCCTGTTCCTTGCGGGCATCCTTCTTTGCGTCGTACCGGAACCACACAGTCGCGAGGCTAACGATCGCGGCCAACGCGATACCGATGATGGTCTCAATCCGCTTCAGCATCAGGTCATCCCACCCTTTGCCTTGGCGGCGCGGCTGGCCAAGAACGTGCCGAAGTACCCAGCCAACGCAGTGCCGATCACCAAAACGTCGTCTATCTGGAACGAGACCGTCCCGGTGCTGGCGTCAAAGAGGACCAGCCCCTGACCGGCCAGAACGCCGAACGCGAGGTACAGCCCCATGCGGATATACAAGCTCATGTCTACGCCTCCGTAGCCGATGTTGCGCCCTCGATGGTCTGGGGCAGGGGGATACTTGTCTTGGGCACACCAGCGGGCCAGCGGAACGCGGTAAACTCCGACCGCTTGAACGCCGCGATACTGACTTTGTCGTTCTGGTTGCCGCCCAGCAGGAAGACCTGCGTGGCGTTTGCGCCAACCACAAAGCCGACATGCCCCTGCCAGCCCTTGCCGCCGGCCCGCTTCTTGACTCCGATGCATCCGTAGAGGGGCTCAGGCAGGCCGACGCCGTATTCCTCGAACGACCGGGCCGCTAGGTTGACGCCGTCGCGCCGGCCAACGCCCGCAAGGTACAGGACCGCCCCGACGAAGGCAGCGCACCACGGCGTCTCGTCATCCTTGATGCCAGAGAACCCCGACAGGGCAAACATCTCGACGATATCCGGGTTGTGCTTTGCACCCTTGACCTCGGAAACGCCCCGGTAGGCCTCTGCCACCGCCATCCATGGGAGCTTTGTGACAGGCTGGGCCTTGGGGCGGAACAGGGCGGCGAGCGCTCCGAAGAGGGGTGCAGTGCTCATTTGCCTCCGACCTTTGCGATCAGAGCCTTGATGTCGTCGCGGATCTCTTTCAGCATCTGGTTGGTATCCTCACGCGCCTGCTTCGACGCATCGAGGTCCTCCTTGCGCTGGTTCCACAGACGTTTGATCTCTTTCGTGTTATCCACGCTCCTGCCCTCCAGACGGACCAGCCACACGATCAGCGAGATGAACCCGAGGACAACGGGCCAAAAGTTAAGCAGAATCTCGGTCACGTCCTAAATCTCCTTCATCGCTCGGATCGTTACAGCAATACGTTCGAGGGCGATGATACCGTCAACGGGTCGATCAGCTCAATGCCCTCGTAGACGACACTTTCTTCCGCATGGTTCGGAGTTCCCGACTGCCCGTTCTCAGTCCAAGCCAAGGCCCACTGCATCCATAGGCCACGCTCCACAAGGCGAGGTGCAAGCCAGAAGTTGACGTGATAGCGGTTGTCCATGACCGGAGGCGTGATCTCGGTGCCGTCCTCGGCGTATGTGCCGGGTGTCAGGACCAGTGAACCGATTTCAGTGATGGTAACGCCGGGTGCAGAAATAAGCGGCCCAGAGGCAGGCACAGCGGGCGTGACGACATTACCGTCCTCATCAAGCACCTCGGCCTGTGCAGGGTTGGTGTAGACCTTCAGACCTACCTCCAGAGCCTTCTGGTCGAAGGTGGCTTGGTCCGTAGCCCTTACCATAGCCTGTAGACGTCCACCTTCGATGGAGACGTAGAGGCGGGGTTCGTCAGTCATGTCAGACCTCCATAGGGATTGGCTGCAAGCCCATAGCCGTCAGAGCAGCCGGACCCTTCATGCCAATGACAGCCACCAGCTTATCCGCACCGACTTGGGGGACAGGGTTGGCAGGGACCTCACCAGTCTCAGGGTCAGGTGTTGCAGGTTGCCAGATAACCAGACGGTCCTGCGCACGACGAGCGCCCGCAAGGTTGACGACATAGGGTGCGCCATACTCCTGCGTCTCTTCATCCCAAGTGCCTACATCCTCGGGAGGACGCTCCACAGGCCCCATCTGGGTTGCAGCAGCGATCCAAGCCGTAGACGCCTCGAAGGACGAGATGTGGTAGATGCCACCCTGTGCGTCTTGGTATTGCGCGGAGAAGGAC